AGTTTGTGCGGCCAACATTGCGGTTTGCTCTGAAAATGGATTTGTTCCATAAGTCATTGCAGTAGAAAGTAAATTGCCAGCTTTTGAAAATAATTGTGATGCTTGCATTTGTAATTGAACACGCAGCAAACCTTGAATAATAGATTGAACTAAACTTTTAAAGTTTAATTTTCCAGTATTTACAAAGTTTGACAATGCTTGATTCATATTATCAACCACAAGCGTAAAAGATTCTTCGCCTAATTTAGCGTAGTTCTGCGAATCTTCCGCATATTTACGATAAGCATTTAGCCAGCCTTCATTAAAACTTTCTCTACGTTGCTGTTCAATTTCTATTGTTTTCTTTTTTGCATCATATAATTTTTCTTCATTTTTTATTTCTTCTTCAATTCGCTCTTTTTCTTTTTGATACTGGAAACCAATACCCATTTGCTGCCTTGCAAGCAATAATTGGCCTTCCAAATCATTAATTTTCTTTTCTGTTTCTAATCTTAAAAGTTCTAATTGATATTGTTTTTCCGTTAAATAATATTTGTTTCTATCTAATTCTATTCTTTGAAAATCATATACGCGCGATTTTTCTTTTAATTGATTTTGCAGATTTAAAATATCCGCTTCGCGTTGCGCTTGTTCATTTAATAATTTTATGTCTGAAAATGCTTTTGCTTTTGCTAATTCCTCGTCTTTTCTGGCTTTTGCAGAAATTAAACCTCGTTGTTCTAAACTTAAATTATTTTTTGCTAATGCTGCTGCTTCCGCCGCCTTAATAGAAACTAATTGTTCCTCTAGTCTAAATTCTATTTCTCTAATTTGTATTGCATATTTTGATTTATCAAGATATTCAATACGCATATCGTTTCTGCGTTTTTCAATATCAATAAGTTTTTGTGCTGCTGCTATTTGTGCTTTTGCACCAGCTAATTCATCACGCTGTATTTCTTTTTTTGCATCTTTTTCTTTTTCTGTTTCATCTTCCCATTCACCAGAAGCGCCACCTTTTCTTTCTTTATCGGCCAAAGCATATAAATCAGTATCGCCAGCCATTAACGCTGTAACTCCCGCAGCAGCAGCTAAAGCAGCCGCAGGATTTTTTGCAAGCTGCATTGCTTTAATTGTTGCTGTTGATTTGCGAATATCATTTAATGCTTTTGCGAGAATAATAAATTGACCAACAATTTTAGTTACAGCAGTAATAGTAGCTACAGCGGCAATAGTAATTAATAATGCTTTTAATTCTTTAATTCCAATTAATCCATCGCCGGTAAAAGGGGAAATTAAATCAGTCATGGCAATCTTTAGATTGTCCATTGTGGTTTTTAAATTATCGGAAAATTCTCCAACTCGTTTAATTGCGGCAGCATGTTCATCATAATCTTTTGTTGTTTTATTTAATTTTGCAGAAACACTTTCTAAATTAACGCCAATACCACCTTTACCAAAAAATTCTTTGGTGTAGGTTGCGCGTTTTGAAGCATCTTCTATTTTTGAGATTTGCTCTGTAACACGCTGTAAGGCTTTTTCTGGAGTTAATGTTTCTAATTCTTTAAAAGATATTCCGATGCTTTCAAATTTTGAAATAGCCGATTCCGTTCCGCGTCCGGCTTCTTCCAGCATTTGATACATCTTGCCAATCATTACACCAGCTTTTTCTGCCGTTCCGCCCGATGTTTGAACCGCATCGCGGAATTGAAGAACTTTGGGAATTGATAACCCAAATCCTTCTGACATATCATTTACTTCATTGCTAAAAGCTAATGCAGATGCGGTAAGAGCGCCAAAACTGCCAACACCAATACCAAGCGCACCACCAACGGAATTCCAAACTCGACCCAAACCTCTAAAATTATTGGTTAAAGCATCTAACGCGGTTTGTAATTCACGCGCTTGTTGTTTGGCTTGTTTTGTTGCTTTATCCCATTCAACCGTAACAAGGCCAAGTTTTACTGAAAGAGAACCAATTACAGCCATTTTTTATCCCTTCTTGGCATACTTGCCCCAATGAATTTCAGACCACAAATAATTAGCCAAACTTTTTAATATATTTTGAATATTAGTTTCCAAAGATATTCTTAAATATGGATGCGCCGCAGTTCGCGCATTTCCAAATTCTTGCGATATGGGAACAGGTTTTTTATTTTCGTATTTAACTCTTAATTTGCCGCGCTTTCCCATCGTGTAACTTTTAACAGTATCCTCACGAATTGGGCTAGAAGTAACACGCGCCATAAACATTTCGCCTTGATAAGACGAACTGTTTTTATCTCTTTGTCTTGGGCGATGAACGGCCAAATAAATATTATCGGCTAATTGACCTGATTTTTTGGGTGCATGTTCTTTTGCAGACATTAAAACAGGTTGCATGGCGTTTTTTAACCCTTTGCGCCATAAAGAATCTGTTTTGCCTTTCCCAATTTCTTCGGCGAGTTCATCCATTGCTTTATATAAGCCATCAAAACCAGCAACGTATGATTGCCCGTTATCAGCCATTTAAAAATTTCTCCGGCTTAAATCCACGGGCTTGCGACATAAATGCTTTAAGACCTTGATTTACAGCATCGGCCTTTGGCATTTCAAAATCTGGATTTTGAGAATATTCCGTTACCCACGGGAATATTTTATCTACTTTATATGCAGGAGTATTTGCAGGGCGCAAATAATTAAATAAAGCAGTTGTTACTGGCGCTAATGCGTCATATACGCTTTTGGTTCCGAGTATGCCATCTGAATACATAACTTGAATTTCCGTAAAAAGTTCTTCATCCAGTTGGTTAACATATTCCTCGGTATGACCATTAAAAACCATTGCGGCTAATACTTGCCTACGCAATGACCTTCTTAGTTTTTTTTTGCTGTGTTGTAATCAGGTTTAATGGCCTTATCAATTTCGTCCAAGATGATTTTTACGATTGCTTCAGGAAACTCCTCTGAAATTTGTTCGTAAGTTTCGTTAATTGGTTCTCCACTTTCTGATTGCAACAAATGAAAATATTTTTCTACTCGCGTTTCATACATTGCGGTCATACTTGCTACTTGTCGCAATGATGTTCCATTTACTTCTACGTCATTTTCTTTAATAACAATCGTCTGTTTTTCTTTATTGATTGCTTGCAATAAATCATCGCCAGATTCTTTAATTGTTTCCAATAAAGGTGCGGCATATTTTTGATAAATTGCCTCCACTTTTTCTTCAGGCGGATTAGTAATAATTTCCGTAATTTGTTCTACTTCACTTTTTAATGGAATTCTTACCCGCAAATTAAACGCAGTTTCACCAACATCAATAGTAATTTTTTTGATTTTGGCTTTGTCTTTTACCGCATCATAAGATGCGCCTAACTTTTGTGCGAATGTCATGTATTAACCTTTATCATTTTGTCATATATTGCATCATTAAGCCGTTTTGCATAATCGGCTACTTCTTCCGGGGTCATTTTATCCGCATGAAATTTTGCAATCTCATATGCAATATTGATTCCGGCAATTCTTTGCTGGTGAAACCCAAACCAATTCTTTGTGCCAGAATTGGCTTGAGTTACCAGATAATTAAATAAATCATTGTTGTTTTGTATTGTATTTGTCATGTTTTCTCTATTAAGCGTTGTTAGACCAGCCGTAGCTATTGCCGCCAACCGGATGAATCGTGAAGATAAATTTACCTTCCGCAGATGGCGACATATCCCATTGCAGACCGCCAACCCGCGCATTGAAGGCATAAGCAACGGTATCAGTGCCATCGTAAACGGCGATAACGTAAGTGCGGATAATCGTGCCGCTATAGCCATCGTCACGGATTAACAGTTGCGCGGTATCTGCCGGATTCCAAGCAGAAGTAATGGTCAGCGAAGTAACCTGATTCTGCGTAGTAATCTTCGCGCCAGTGCGAGCGCCAGCAACCGAATAAGCCGCAAACGCATCATCAGCGCCGAAAGTCGGCACAGCTTCAACAGGAACTTGAATACCTGCGGTGCCAGTGCCGCCAGCAGAAGTGCCAATAATATCTGCTACTTGTGCAGTCCACGTTGACAGTTGTGCATCGGTCAGCGGGGTCGGAGTAGCATCATCTTGACACCAGAGGGTCGCAACATAACCGGGCAAGACTTTATCAATAAGTGCCATTTTTTAATTCCTTAATAAAGTTAATAAAATCTTGTTTTATGTTGGAACATATATTGTGCAGTCTAAAAATATTTGATTTAGACCTAATTCATTATCGTAACCATTGTAAAGCCAAACTACATCTGCTTTAGCAATAAAAAAACCATTTTCACCGCCAAATTGTCCAGAATATCCATGCAAATCTTGTAATACTGTATTGCTCAAGTTTAACGCATCATTGAAACTTTGGGAAAAGATACTAATTTGAAAGACCGGAGTATCAATACCTTTATTATTTTGCGTTTGACCAGTATATACGGGTTGGTGAATATTCCTTAAATTCCAAGTAACAAAAGTCGGCTCGGTAGCAAAATTCCGATTAAAATTTGCATAAGTTGGATATGGGTCGCAAATTTCCGAAAGTTGGAATTGGATTGCAGTTGCATAATTAACAGGATTTTGTTGCGTCATACCGGCACCACGGGGTCATTCCGATAGCATAAAAATGTTATTTTCATGCGGTCATTAGATTCCCGAACATCACTAATTCGCCAATCAAATCCACGCCAATTTATTGCATACAAATTTTGATTATCAACCATTTCTTTTGTATTAGGCGTGTAATTTAAAGTGATATTTACTAAATCAGAATATGCCCTATATCTTTCTGAAATTCGCAATGTATTAGAAACATCGTGAACCAAACCGCGCGTCAAAAACCAATCAGTCAATGTGGTTGTATATTCGCCAACAGAATCAGTCGAATTTACTACATTTTTGACTGTTAGGTTTTCGTATCTAACAATACCCATTACATCACCAACGATTTATAAGGGCGCAATAATTGTTCAATACCAAAAGGGATTTGGTTAAGTTTGGTTTCCGTTGTATTGCTTCGATTGTTATATAAATGCGTAAGCATTAACAATCCGGCTTGTTGAACGATTGGATATTGAGCAATAAAATTAGCCGGAACCGTATAAAGAACTTGAAGCGGATTAGCAATTACTTGGCTAATACTGTTTGGAATACTTTTAACAACTACACGGTTTCCTGTTGGGTCGTAATAATATTGTGATTGGTTAATTGTTACTGACGCAGGATTAGGGTCGCCAATGTAGCATCGAACTTCATTAATAGTTACGCCATTGTATCCAGCAGATACTTCTGGAAGGTCAAGGTAAATAGCGTTACTGAAAAAACCGGGGTTTCCATAGTAAATACGGTATTGCGTAGAAAACATCGAAATACCAAGATAATCTTCAATCGCAAACCGTGTAGCCAGTTCTAAGCTGCTCAAATATGAGTCTTGGCTTTCATCATCAACAAGATTTAATTGTTGCGTAATCTGTTCAAGGGTAAGCCATTCAGTCATTAAATCGCGGTTTACCTGCTCAATTTTTGCGTAATTGAACGGGTTTCTATTCGCCGCAAAAAATGGAGCAAGCGTCAAATTTTCTATGGACATATTAGCCCTTATTAAACGCCAACCAGTCGAACCCCGGCAAATACATCACGAATGGTAGAGCAAGTCCGCTTTTCGGCATAAATCGTAACAAAGCCGGGGGCAGTCTGTTCCAGCATTTGCAGCTTCATTTCTTCGTTGTCCGCAATGGTCACAAAGCGATTCCATGCGGCCAGATATACGGGATACTTGCCAGCACCAGCAATATCCATATACGGATTAGGAATAACCGGAAACCCTGCAATATGCCCAACAGCGTAACCATCAACTTCACCAATATCAAGGAACAGCGGCAGTTGTTGGTCATCACGAAGTTCACGCAAATTCTTGATGGTTGTCGGGTGCATCATCCAAGCAGTTGATTGATTGTTCCAATACTGCGCGGGGAGTGCAGCAGCCAAATTCATAATGTCGTTATACGCAACAGCAGCCGCACTTGCTTGCTGAACCTGCAAGACGGTATGGCGACCATTGGTATCTGCCGAACCATTACTGCCAAATGCCGCAGCACTGGTAGAACCAGTGTAGAAATTCAGTCCACGCAGACCATCAGTGCTACCAGTTTGCGGGGTAGCGGTGCCAGTCGAAAGGTCATTATTAAGAACCATGCTTAAACCTTCTTGTTGCGCGAATTCCAGCGCAATATCTTCAACAATGGTTTCTTCCAGCGCATCAATATCGGACATTACCGCAGTCCGAATCGGAACTACCGCATTAATACATTTTAAGGAAATTTGCCAAAACGAAGTGCCGTAATTTCCCACATTATTCTTAACGCCATATCCCCACGGATTAGTGGAACCCGTTTGGATTACTGTAGCGTTACCAGTCTTAACAACAAATGCTTCATCCGAGCCAATAGTCGTAATAACACGGCTCATTGCGCGAATGGGATTTGCGTATCGCAAAGCAGCGAACGCATCGTCATAAATAACTCTACCGCCGACACCTGAACCCGAAGCGGTTAAGGTAGAGGCTTCCGCAAGATTAACGGTAGCTTCACCTTCTTTAAGTGTCTTTTTAACTGCATCAAGAATCAGGCTCATAAATTATCCAATCTCGTTTATTTAAAAGAGGGGAGCAAGTTTCCCTGCTCCCCTTCCTTTATTACGCGCCGGTAGCGGTCGAGCGATACCGGATAATGCTGAACGGGTCAACAACGCTGGTGCAAAGACGTTTTTCACCGTAGAAAGTTATAAATCCGGGTTGCGTTTGGTCGTAGCGACGCAGAACCATGTTCAGACGGTCAACGATGGTATGCCCACGGCTCCAATCACCGAAATACATCGGATACAGAGAAACGCCATCGTCCTCACCCGGCGACGTCGGATTGTCGAGATATTTATTCACGACAACATCGAAGCCAAGCAAGCGACCGACAATGCCGGGGTATTCCAGCGGCGACATGCGCTCAAACACCGGAGTGTTGTTATCGTCAACCAGCCCACGGATGCCAGCAAGCATCAGCGGGTTAATGACAAACTTACAACCCGGAGTCCAATACTGCTGCGGCAGGTCGTGGATAAAGTTAATCAAGTCTTTGTAGCTGACATTGTTTACGGCAGTATCACCATTGGTAGTAATTTGGTCATACGTTGCAATGTCATGCAGACCAGACGAAGAACCCGTACCACTGGTTCCGTAATCAGCAACAGTGATTTCACCCGGAGCATACGTAGCAGCAGCGCCGCCGTATTGATTCAGACCGCGCAAACCGTTAGTACCGCCATAAGCCGCACCTGCATCTTGGTCGTCGTTCTTAATCATCGACAGTGCTTCAACTTCCGAGAACTCGACCAGCATATCCGAAACAACATTGCTTTCCAGACCGTCAATGTCGTCCAGCGCAGCGGTACGAATCGGGAATTGCACGTTCAGGTCTTGCAGCGTCAGTTGCCAGATGTTCGTGCCAACAGTCGTTGCGCCGCCGTTGTTTTGAATGGTGTAACCCCAAGCAGGGCCGGTATTGCCGATTTTGGCGCGGAATTGATACGTTGCGCCTTCGGTTGATACATTACGCGAGACACCACGCATCGGGTTAGCAAGACGCAGAGCAACAAACATCGGGTCATAAGCGGTGCGACCACCGATGCCAGCGCCAGAGCCAGTTAAGGTCGATGCCTCTTTCAAGTAAGCATCATACTGGCCTTCGTCAGCAAACATATTGATTTCTTTTTCCATCGTGCGGCTGGATTTGTAGAAATCGCGCAGTTGTTCTTTAACAGAACGGTTTACATCTTCACGAACACTTTTCGCTACTTTGATAATTGCCGGGGCTTGAACTTGAGCAACTTTTGCTTCAAGAGCTTCCAGCTTTTCATTAACTTCGACTTTAACTGCTTCAGCAGCGGCAACAGCAGCGGCTTGGACTTCTGCAATCTTGGCCGCTTGCGAGGCTTCAATTGCATCTAACTTTTCGGTAATTTTTTCAATCATGTTAACTCCTAGATACGTTTTTGCAGAATTGACAGAAGTTCCCGCGCCTCAAGTGCGGCAAGAATCTCTGACTCGTTTACCACCGCGTCAGCATCCCGCTGATTTGGGGAAATCTCAGTTTCTACGTCAGCATCCCGCTTGACATATTCCCTGAGAGAACTAGACGCGGTGGCCGCATCTTTACGCGAAAA